AAAAGAAAACATTCTCAAAAAAGGAATACTTCTACTGTCTCTTTCTTCCTTAACTTTCAAAATTGAAACATCTATTGGAGAGGTTAAATTGTATTGCTTTATCAATTCTGGCATTCTTGTTAAAGCCCAATATGTATCTCCAATTCCAGGTAAGAAACACACCCTACTATATACTTTAACTTGATTTATCAATACCAATGTTATCTTTCCTTCCACGGGTTTGTAAATACTATGTATTCTATAACCATTAGAAGTTACTAAGTTTACTAATTGTTTCAAATCTAACAACCAAGCATGTTGTTTTGGACGCCAATGTCTTTCTCCTTCTCTGTCAAAGAACAACGGAAAGTCAATTATCAATCTTCCTCTTTCTTTCAATATCCTTCTGACTTCCTTCAATACTTGCACAGGGTCAACTACATGCTCCAGTACATCATGCATTGTAACTACATCAAACTCATCCGAAGGAAAACAAGATTCCTCAAAAGACATCTGATAACAATAAGGATGAACAGATCTCACATCAATTCCAAAAGCATCAATATCTTTTTCTCTACATACATCAACAAAAGCTCCATTTCCACTCCCTATATCCAATAACTTGCTTCCCTTCACTAAATCATATGTCTTCAATCGCTCTTTCGCTACTTTGTAATCTTGCTTGTATGTATGCTCATTTACATATTCAGTCAAATAATATCTTTCCGCTTCCACTAAAGAAGTATAAGTTTCCTGTCTGAAAACTTTACAATTCAAACACTTCCTAACCTGTAAACCTTTCAATTCTTGCAGTTCACTCCATTCTTCTTTTCCACAAATACACTTCATAATACTTCTTCTAACTTTACTTTCTTAAAAACATCAATTTCACTGTTAATCGTAACATTCAATATCTCTACTCCCATTCTCTTTGCATCTTCTGCTATAACAGGCCAAGATTCTTTATGTCTATCAAAAACTGCTTGTATATGAGGCAATGTATCTTCAACTCCATTCAATTTGTATTCACTATGCCAATGAGTCCAACCATTCACCATCTTCATGTCAAATCCCAACAACAGTATTCTCTTTGCTCCTGCATGGACTGCAACACTTATTGCTGCTGCTCCTGAATTCCAATTCCAACAAACTCTATCATTTAATTCACTTATTCCCCAAACTCTTTCATCTGTAGTCAAATACTTAATTTGATTATCTGCTGCAAACTGACTATGACAAGTTACTACAAGACCAGGATACCTTCTTAATCCTTCTTCATTAGGGAGGAAAAAATGGACATCTCCAAAGAAAATTATATCCATCCAGTCCCCAATCTTGTAAGCCATATTTATTCCTATAACTCTCTTGTTCCACAAATCCTTCATATAAGGACTATAGGAAGACAGAGGCAACCTCCTATCTTTAACTTCCTTAATAATATCTTCAGGAACGCCAAACATATAAGGAACAGTTGCCCCTCCTCCTATCAACCAAACATCACTTCCATCCCAAATTCTTGGAACTCTCCATCTCATAAATTCTCTCCTTCAATGGAAGCTTTCAGTTTCTCCGCATCTTCTTTGGAAAGAGGTTTGTCATTAATAGCTTTCCCGGCATCATTTACAACATCATACCATCTTGACGCTCCTCTTCTTTTCAAAGAAAATTTAGGAGGAACAGGAGGAGCAACAATTTTCTCTTCCGAGTTAGTTGACTCCTCCCCTTTTTCTTCTACTTCTAATGGAATGATTGTATCCCGGAAAGCTTCAGGAATGTCACTTTCCAGTGCCATAAATTCCTGTCCCGGTTTAATCCATCTGTTTCCATTAAGTAAGAAACTGCCTCCTCCTATCTTCTTCCATTTTTTTAATCCTTTCCTTTCCATATCTCACTTATTAAGCAAGATGAGCAATTCCACAATTGCCATTATAATCAGATCGTATTTGTGGTACTTGGATGGTCATAACCTTATACCTGGTTAACATGTTACCTTCCTGTTGCCACTCTACATTCTGAATAGGCATTCCTTGCACCAGTCGTACAACATCACTGGTCATCTGTACCAGAATAACATTGTGAGCAGGCAAAAAATCACTCACCTTAACATCTTTAATCCCACTAATCTGCTTGATTCTGTCCCTAATTGTTACCCCTGCATAAGAGGAACTATAATCTTTATCTAACAGCACTTCGTAAGCAGTAGGAACATAAAGAATGTAAGGCCCAAAAAACTTATCATTTATCAAGGCCTGCTTCATATTCATAACATCATTCAAAATCTCAGCTGCAGTCTTATTAGAAGCAGTCCATTGTTTAGTCAGAGTAACTTGATTGCGATCTGGGAAGTTAAGAAAACCATAAATACTATTTCTACTATTAGAATCAGTTTCCCCAAAAGAATACTGATAAGAAGTAAACAACATAGTTTCTATGGTCTCCATTATTCTCCTCGCTGCCATTTCAGCCTGCGTAGTATCTAAAGGATTTCCTAAAGACCGACTGGCATTCAAAATTCGTGCATTAATCTCATAATCAACGTGAATAATAGGCAAAGGAAGATAAGTATGCTTAAATTCCGCTCTTCCCTGTATACTTCTCGTTACTCCATCCATGGTTACAGCTGCAGCCAATTCATCTGACAAGGAATGAGTCTCCAAAACAGTGGTTCCTAAACCATTGTTTAAATTAAATACTAAACCATTGTCAATTAAATCCTGCACACCTCCTAAACGAGAACGAGCAGCCATTTGCACCGCTTCATCCAATTGCTTCCATTCATCCCTACGCAAAGTAGCATTAGTTTGAATTGGAATGGCTTGGTAGCTTTCAGGTTTCTTAGGGTCTCCCCCTTTATATACTGTTACATAAGATTTACCGTCCTCTCCTACCCAAGGCCGCATAGTTCCTACATCAAAGCGACCTTTATTTAATAGGAATCCAGCAACATTACCTATTGCTTGATTGTTATCAATAATATCAACTGCCATCTTTCTTTCCTCCTTTTATTAGATTACTTTAACTTTTAACCGTACAATCTGAGCAACATTACTTGCTTCCAAAGCTACTCCTACAACATTAGCAGGCCATTCAGCAACTCCTGCAGATGCTCCTGAATATTTACGCAATGTTCCATCACCTGCAGATTCCAAAAAATCACCAATTGCTACATTCTGTGAAGCAGCCAACCTGGCCCATACTTCATCTCCAGGTCTCGCAAACCATACTTGCACTTTGATACCAGAGGTATAAGTATCTGTTACGGACTTACCTTGAAATTCATCCTCTACTGCAAAGGCTTTCATTGCCATTCCACCCGCAACATTGTGTGCAATAACTTGTCCACTGGAATTGAATTTCACTAAATCTCCTGGAGTAATAGTACCTCCAGCAGTGTATTCATCCACTGCATTACCATACTTCTTTAATTTAATTGTTGCCATCTTTCTTTCTCCTATTTAATTAATTAGACATCATTTACTTTCTACAATTCCTGGAGGGAGTAAAGGTTCTATCTCTTCCGTTTTATAACTAACCATTCGTCCTCTATAATCCCCACCTTTAGTGACCAATTTATAAATCTTAGTCAACTCCTCCATTTTTTTACTGGTCAACTCTTCTTCATTATAAACATCAGGAACCAATTCAAGAATCTTTTTACTCATCTCTTTCCGCTGAGAATTATAAAGCTGAACTCCTTCCTTTACAGATTCTTTGAATTCTTCTGGAATTACTTCCAAAAGCTTATCCATTCCAGATTTAACATACTCCTTTACTTTCTCTTTTGCTTCCTCTAAAGAGATTTCAGGCTCAACTACACATTTCTCCAGATTTTGAATAATCTCATCTGGCAACTGCAAGGCCCATTCTTTATCCTTATCTTCTATCCGAAGGTAAGTACCAAGAAGGTTTTTTAATTTACATTCACTCATAACTCTGTTCTCCTTTCTTTTAAATGACATTGCTTTCAATTCTTCCCATTTAGGAACTACTTGTATTCTATCTCCTTTTAATACAATTTCTCCAATCTGATACTGATAAGGTTGTTTCCAAAATATACTTCCACTCTTACTTTGCTCTTCATAATAAATATTTTCTTCATCTACATCTCTCAAAAAATGCAAAACAGAAGAAGAAAAAGATGGAGCTACGGAATCTAATGAATTTACAAACGCTCTTGCTTTCTCCACCACTTCCATCATAGACTGATTTACAGTTACATTTTTAATCAATGTATCTGGAATTTCTAACCCTGCATCAAATTCTTTATTCAATAACTTATAAGCCCTTCTCCTGGCTGCACTTAAAACCTCAGCATCTACTCCTTTCACCATAGCTCCTCTCTCTGAAATTACAGCTCTTAAAGCCCTTTCATTCAATTTACCTGTTTTTGGATTAACTACGGGTAACTTTAATTCATTAAATGTTTCAGAAGAAGCTGAGCCAATAAGATAATGTGAAGCTATTTTAGACCTTTCTTCTTCACTTAAATCTTCCCATCTTCCTTCTACTCCAAAATCAGATAGAGTAGGGGCTTTCCATTCTGTACTTTCTGTTCCAGAATATCTTAATCCATTAATAACTAAATTTGGTAACATATTATTGTCTCCTTTATATTGCCGAATTCCACAACCATCTTTAATACTACAAGCTCCTTGGTCTTCAGGAAGAATGGCTAAATGGTCAGGTCTATGATTCCTACTTATCCCTTCATACTGCTCTCCATTCCATTCTCCTTTAACATTTTCCTCATCTGTATATACTCCTACACTTACTTCTATCATCTTTCCTTCTTTTATTTCATTCAAAAGTTCTGGATAAATCTCTTTCAACTTTTGCTCCTCCAACCATATCTCTCCTGTTAACTTCTTCTCCTTATACTGTACATTAAATACTCTTCCTACTTTCCATCTTTCCAATACTTCTGGACTATTAGCCGATATTGGCTTTCCATTCCATTCAGGATGATTTAACATAACAGGTATTCCATTCCAAGCAGGAGCACTCTTTTCTAACTCATCAGCAGGATGTAACAAAGGACCCGCAGAACCATGATGCACTCCTTCTACCATCATAACTACTGGAGCAACAATACATTTCTTTCCTTCATATATTTTACTTTTAGCAAGATACTTTCCTTGAATTTTGTAATATATAACATTCATCTTACTTCCTCCTTTTCTTTTTCAATTCTTGAAATTCATTAATAAAAGTATCTACTTCTTTTTTAGTTATATCATATAATTGCATTCCTTTTTCTTTTTCTTCTTCTGAGGCATTTTCATATAAGGTAAGAAAAGAAAAAACTCTATGCTTAATCTCATCCAAACTTGATATTTGGAATTCTCCATGCATTTTCTCAGTCAATTCCTCAGTCATCATTTCTTCTCCTTCTAACTCTTTTTTTCTTTCTTCTCTTTCTTCTTCTGACAACCGAGAAAAAGCAATCCAATCAACTAAATCAACTGATTTGGTTAAATCTAAAAATATTTCATCCTTTTTCATAAACTATTTGTTCTTTTTACAATAATTTAAGTAAAACCTTATCCTTAAATCCTCTTAATATCCATTCTTCTTCATTATAAAATTCTCTTGTCCAACCTGACAAAAACTTTCTACAAACAACAATCTGTTCTCTTCCTACTTTTCTTTTATAATAAACAGGACCAAAAGCAAACATAACACGCTTATTCTCTGTATATCCTATTAAAGAAGCTTCTTCTATTGTTACTTCCTTTACTCCCTCCGAAAGAATTTCCTGATAACTTTTTCCAAGTCCTCTAAAAAAAGAATACGATTCTTTCTTTTCACATACTTCTAACCAAGCCTGATTTACTGCCCTAAACTTCAAATACAAATCTTTACTTATCTCTTCAAATGCTTGTTTATAATCATCTCTTCCAACAAAAGAAGGAACATCCTTTTCATACTTAATAACAGCCTTCTTTAATTGTATTGCCTGAGCATGCATAGTACTTTTTTGCCACTCCATTAATGAAGTACGCATTAATTCTAACTCCTTCATTTCTTCTTCCGTAAACTGATATATTCTGGTTAAAAGTTCATTCCCCGACATATTCTTAAGACTCTCTATATTTTCAATCTTTCGTAATCTTTCACAATAATTCTCAAAATACTCTAAATACTTTATACCATCTTTCTCTTCTTTAAATAAAGAAGCTACAGGGTCTTTTCTAACTTTCTCCAATAACTTCTCTTTCAATGTTGTTTCTTTAGCTATCTTTTTGCCAAATATGTACGATTCAAACCTTTCTTTCTGTACTGGATTTGATAAGTCTAATACACCAGTCCAAGTTTTTTCTAAAAAATACTTTCTCCAATGAGGATTATCTACAAGCAGATACATAGGAAAAATAGCATCTTTAGAATTCTGTGAATAAAATGTATCTACAATTGCTAACATTTCCTTCTGCACCTTAAGCTCCACTTCACTCCCTTTGACATTAGAAAGAATCCACTTTCTAATGTTATCTTCTCCTTCCATTCCAAACCCATACCTCCCCCACGCATAACCCCCTACACTCAAATTGGCTTCTAAATGTATCTTTTTAATCCCTGCTTCTACGTATTCTCTGTATAAAGAAACAAATAATTCCTTAGAAATTCCTTTTCCTTGAAGTTTCTCTGATAGTCTGAAATAAGAATGTTCCACAAAAGGATTCTCTTTTCTGAAAAAGTTAAATTCTCGTTTAAGTACTACTAAACTACACCCTTCTGAAGAAAACGCATTTACATGTATAATAAAAGACGCTGGCCCCTCATGTACAAAAACATATGTTACTCGTGTAACACCTTCTATTTTTTCACAACAATTACATATTCCTTCAAGATATCTTGGGATATTTAATGCTATCTTATCCCACTCCATCTTAGATAATTCTGTTTCTATAAAAGGAATATTAAAGTTCTGCACAACTTCAAAAGAATATCTCTTCTTTGCTTCTTCTTGAAACTTTAATAAAGCTTTTTTGAAATCATCTACACTTTTACATTTCCATCCATCCCATTCACTCTTAGGCCATTCTATTCCTCCAACTTTTGTTTCTTCTGGTTTAGTTTTTACTGGAGTTAAATTTTTTTCTCCTTCTTTTATAACAGGTAAAGCCACACATCTACACTGGGGATGGGCTGGTATCATATTTTTTATCTGCTCTAAACTAAAGACCTTTCCATTCATACTTGCACAATCAGGACAAACTCGCCCATCCCCCGCCGTCCTCCATTCCAGTTGTACATTCACTCCTTTTACTCCCCATTGTTCATACTCCGCAATTGTTGCTAAATGATGTGCTCTTATAATCTCTGTTCTGGCTAACAATAAGGCTCGTCGTTCTGGAGGAATGAATCTTCCTAAAGTATCTGTTATTCCTAATGTCCCTGCATTCTTACCATCTATTACAGACACTAATTTCCTTGCCAATTCCCGAGGTCCATCTCCTTCTGCTAATCCCCTTGCCAAAACCTTACTAATCTTAGACCCCATGTCATTCGTAATACCTTTCAACTCTTCAAATGCTCTGGTATAAGCGTACCATAAAGTATTTACATGTACCGGAACATTCATTGTTACTCCAATACCTCCTGTCTTCTCAATACTTGGAACCTTCATTCCTGCCTTAGCCATTTCATACCTGGCTCGCAGTACTCCTTTCTTATAAGAATCTGTAATGTAACTATTTATCCAAACCGTGTCTGTCGCTACACCTGTAACTGCTCCTGGAATCTTTTTTACTTCCAACAACCCTTCATGTATCTGTCTCTCTAACCACTTATTAAATTCTTCAATCTTCTTAGGATTAGTAGAAAAATTAAAGGCTCCCGGCAAAGGTGCAGATAATTGATAGGTTTGCAGCCCAAAAACATTTCTGTCCAAAACAGCTTCTACAAGTACTCGCTTCAATTCTTGGAAACGCTTTTTGAACTCTTTTTCAAAGGCTCTTCTAAGCAAACCTGTATTAGAAGGGTCTATCCTTCTATTAATAGATAACAAAGAGTAAATTAGGATAGAACCTCCAGGAGCCTTTAATTTCTTATCAAATACTTTTATGTCTTTAACAGCATACATTTTACAAATCATTTCCTTCTTCAACTACTCCTTCTTCTAACTGTTGTACCTCTCCTTTTTGAACAGACTGCTCCAGCTCACTTTGAATTAATTCAATCTCAGCTTCTGAGTATCCTAAACAAGTTTCTAAAAATATCTTTTCAGGTAAGATAGCATTAGCTCCGGGTGTGTTGACATAAGAAGCCAATGCATCTGCTCTCTTCTTTCCTACATCTACCACCTGGTCTATTGTTCTTGCAAACAAGTCTTTCCATTCTACTTCATAATCTACATCAGGCAAAACATTCAGTTCAATCAATCTTTCTACAAAAGGTCTAACAATACACGTTTCTGCAAATGTTAATCTTCTCTGTGAGATAAAACTATTAAACTGTGTTTCATCTTGAGAGGATGCTAACTCTCCTCTTTCGGAACCCATCAAAATTCTTTTTGGAATTCCTGTAGCTGAAGCTATCAAATCAATCTGTGAATCAACATGCGAAACAGGGTCTGCTATCTGTTGTGCTAAGGCTTCTAAATCTAACCCTTCATTTACCAGAATTCGACGCAAATTGTGCTCAAACTCGTCTATCTGTTCCTTTAAGTTGTCTTCAAACCCTTTAGGAACAGAATAATCTTTGTCTACTTTACCTACATATCCCGGCCTCGCTCCTCTCCAAAACATTTCAGCATCACCACCTACTATCTTATCTAAATCCATCAACCTGTTATATATCTTCTCTAAATAATAAAGCCCACGTACTCCGTCATTCATATCTGAATGAATAACATGAATAACCCGCTTATAGTGTACGCGTATAGGTGTACCAGCCATTTCTATCTCATAAATCAAAGGCATTCCATACCTTTGTGACTTTGGATTTGAATCCAATACAGATATCTTTGCTTTCTCTTGATTAAAAGATTGTAAATATAACAACCTTACTCCTTTCTGCGGTTCTTTCTCCCACTCCTTGTCTGTTACTACATCATCTAATCCTAACAATAAAACAGAATACTGCCCCAACATAGCAAAAGTGTCCACCATCTTAAACTTTTGTATCAGTTTAAGATTATCTGATTCATAAATAGCACTCCAAACATCATCAAACTCTGTACTCTCATTATCTGTTTTATCATAAACACCCACTCCATCTTTCCAAGTATGATCTACTTGTCTTGATATCACTGCATAAGCAATATCTTGTCTACAATATCTATTCCAACAATCTTTATAGTTGATAGAATTAGGATAACCAAGTGTTCCATATAAATCTCTACTTCCTCCATACTGTAACCCTGCTTGCTTAGCTAACATCCATCTACTAAACAAAGTAGAAATATATGTACTCAAATTACTCATACAATCCTCCTAACTTCTTTCTTTGCTATTAAAAATGAGAAACATCCCGACGAAGCATCTACTTGGTCTTTATATGTTCCTGTTGGAAAGCTTTTTAGCTCATCTAAGTATGCTAAATTCCAATCACCTTTTACTATCCAAACATTACCTGAATTTACTTGTACAGAAAAAGGGTCAGCCCGCATTGTTTTATCTCCGACTGGTCTGTCTGCTTCTACTACGAAGCCTGCAAGGTTTCTTATAGTATTCTCAGCTGACTCCTTTCCTCCACTACCAGGCTCTTGCTCAACAAGTATGGACGTATTGAATCCGTCTGCAAAAGCTACTTCTTTTATAATCTTTTCTCTTTCCTCCGAACTCCATCTTCCTCTCTTAACATCCATAACAACAAATCTTCCATTACTCAACCTTGCCATCTTTACTCCCACTGTATAAGCGCCACTGTCCTTTGTTCCTGCTTTATCCCAGTATCTTACCTCCTTAACAATTAATCCTTCTTCTACTTTATCAACTATCTGAATGTGGTCTACTTTAAACATCCCTCCTCCCATCAAAGAAGGACTCTGTCCTATCTGGGCAGCATAACTGTACTGTCCCATCTGTGTCTCCATATCCCTCAAAACTTCCCAGGACATTCTCTTTGCATCCAGTAAACCGTTTTGATAAAAAGATATCAATTCCTTCGGCCTTACTTGATCAGCAAAGTGTTCTATCTCTCCTGGTAAACAGATATGTTTTACTTTTTCAAACTTAGACAAAATATGAGCTGTAGTATCATTGACAGCTAATCGTTGCATGATAAGAATTATAGGACTTACTAACTTATCTACTTTTCGAGTAACTAAAGTACTGTCAATCCAATAATTTGCTTTCTTCAATTCTGCAACAGATGCAGCCCTCCTGGGATCTAAGGGGTCGTCTACTATGATAATGTGTCCGTGAAACCCTGTCAGTGTTCCTCCAACCGAAGTGCTAAATCTATTGCCTCCTGGCTTCTCCCTTTGAACCTGGCCAATCTTGGAGCTTTCCTTAGAAATGACCTTGTAATTGCCCTTTGTATCCTTGTCCTCCTTAATATCAAACTCTGGATAAACTGTTCTAAACAAATCACTTCTTATCAAATCTCTACTTAGTTCAGCTGACTCCAAAGACAACGTAGATGAATAAGATACAGTTATCAACTTTAATGTATATGCCCTTACCCAACACCATACAGGAAACATTATACTACAAATAGTAGTTTTAGAGCTCCCAGGAGGCACATTGATTACTAAATCATATGGTCTTGGTTTGTTATTGATTACATGTTCTGCTAATATCTGTAATTCATTACACAGATATCTTATATGCCAATTATCCACAAACTTATCATTACTTATTACAGGCCAGAAAAACTTTAAGAATTCATAAAAACTCCTCTTATTTATTTCTCTTCTTATTATAAGAGGATTTCTTATCAAAGGAGAATTTGCTATGCTATCAGTTTGATTTGGCATTTATCAGTGACTTGTATCCTAACTTTTCCAAAGCTAATAATTCTTCCGTGGAATACTTTGCTAAATCGTATCCAGCTTCCTGTGCTGCCTGAATCAGATTTAACATATTAATTGTTACATCTTGCTTAACAGGAGCTTCTGACCAAAGTGCTCTCTGTCTTATAGACAACCACATTTTTTGAGCTGCAACATCTCCTTTAACTTCTTTCTCTACTTTTATCAACACAGGTTCTTTTATCTCCCTAACTACTTTTCCCTTTTCATCATACTCTTTTATAACACGCATATGCACTTCTTCCACTGTCTCTCTTCGAGTAACAGCATTCATATACAGAGACTTAGCTACCTCTGAATCTGCTACTACTCTTCCTTTCCGTAAAACCTCTTGAAACTTGGGGTGTTTTTGCTTCCAAAAAGTAAGGGTATTCTCTTTAACACCCCACCAATCTGCCATCATTTTTTCTGTAAATCCTAACAAAGCCATCTTATAAGCTTCTTCTAAATAAGATTCTTTAAACAGAGAATGAGGACCTGTTTTCCGACGAAATTTTTGTATGGGCTTCCTCGAAAACATAGGATAAATTTAATGTAAATTTACCCTGTAAAATGAAATTTTTTTAAGAGCCACCTTAATTTATATTCATTTTAAATAAGAGTCCGTTCTCTATCCCTTACATCACATGAAAAAGCAAAGTTATTTAAAATGAATATAAATTATAAATTTTTTGTAAAAAAGTTGTTTTTTTTTAAAAAGGATATTATATTTATACTGTGATTTTAAAACAAACAGCATCAAAAACAGTAAGAAAAAATAAATTTATACTTCTATGAGTACTTACATTCATTTTATTGGCAAACAGTATTATTCAATTGCCAAATTTATTCGGGAAGCCAAGAAATATGGTATCTCAAGAGCTGTGGACCAAAAAATGCTTTTAAAACTCAATTTTGGAGATAATATTCTCCTTGCCCAACATGACGGAGTAAAAACAATCGTGTTTGGGTTTTTTAAGTTTCATAATATCTTAGGAATAAAAAGAGAGGTTACTGAAGAATTAGAAAAAAAAGAGATTGTAAGAAAAGACTCTTCTTTCAAACCTTACAAAATTGTAAGAGGATGTGGAGAATATGAGATCATTGGGTCAGAAATTATACAAGATAATGAGGGGTTTTTGAAATGTTTAAGAGAAAAGATTAGAAACAAAGAAAATATTGGTCGAATACTCATCGGAGGAGACTTTTCTGGTCTAAATTCTCTTGGATTTTATGAAGATTTCATATATTTACCCGACATTCCTTTCAGACAAGGTTTCCGAGAAATCAATATTCTTGAACTCAGAAAAGAGTATCTTAAATACAAAGAAGCACACCCAGACAAAGTAGTTAGGTTAAGAGGTCAGTTTTACTCCGACCCAAATTGCAAAGAACCTACATATCTCAATGAACCATGTGTACACTTTGAAATAGAAAACTATAAATTAAACTAAAATGAAGATTCAGGTAGTAAATTTTGCAAATGGGCAGGTTCTTGTCTCCTGCCTTTCTCTCAGGAAAGAAGATGTAGAGTTTCTAAAATCACTCTCCTCCTTTTTCTGTTACAATCCTTTCTTTATTGTAGATATGTTTGAAAACTATAATTGTAACTACAAAGTAATCGCTATAAAGATGTCAAAAAGTTATTTAAACTAACTGATATGAAAAGAATTGTAAAAGCTTATCCTAACAAGAGATACCGGCATTACAATAACTTAAAAAACACCCACTTTGAGGCTGTTACAGAAAACAACAAGATAATATTCTTTGAAGTAAATAGTAATGGAAAGAGAAGTGAAATACCTAAAATGCTGGTAAGAGAATGCTTCAAGTTTGAAAACCCTTTGTATCCTATTACATCAAAACCTTTTTTAAAAGAAGAAAACAAAGTATTCTATGAATTACTTAGGAAAAGCTAAACTGGAAGGTAATTCAATAATAATAGAGATTCCGTTTGATAAGAAACTTATATCATTCGTGAAATCTCTGGACATGTCCCGCTGGATTCCAGAAAGAAAAGTATGGAAAACGGGATACTGTATTCAAAATGTAATCAAATTAAAAGAATCTCTACTATTCTCCTTAGACCCTGAACTATTAAAACCCTTACAAAACAATACTCCTACTATACCTGAAATTCCTAATTTATACTCCTTCCAAAAAGAAGGAGTACAATTCATTGAATCCCGGCAAGGAAGGGCTCTGATTGCAGATGAAATGGGATTAGGAAAAACAGTACAAGCATTGGGGTGGTTAAAAATACATCCTGAATTGAGACCTGTTCTTGTCATCTGCCCAGCTTCTTTAAAACTAAATTGGAAAAGAGAGGCTGAAAAATGGTTACAAGAAAAAGAAATTACTCTTATTGGAGATAAAGGATGGGAAAAAGCTTATGTGACAATAAGCAACTATGATATATTATTCAAATACTACAATACTTTATCTTCTATAAGATATAAAGTTCTAATAATAGATGAATGTCATTACATAAAAAACTCAAAAGCTAAAAGAACCAAAATTACAAAACTACTATCAAAAAAAATCCCCCATATCATTGCTCTATCAGGAACACCTATTACAAACAGACCAATAGAATTCTATAACACTATACACATTCTAAATCCTTACATAGTTCCATCTTATTGGAACTATGCGCAAAGATACTGTGATTTAAAACACAACGGATATGGATGGGATATGTCGGGTTCATCTAACACAGACGAACTCCATAAAATACTATCTTCCACTATCATGTTAAGAAGAAAAAAGGAAGATGTATTGAAAGAACTACCAAAAAAGAATAGAATTTTTTTGTCTATTCCGTGTAACCTAAAAGAATACAAAGAAACAGAAAAGAAGATTCTACAATCCTTATCAATCAACTTAGATTACATAAAGAAATCACAACATATTGAACACCTTAAACAAGCAGCTGTTATCTCAAAACTCTCATATGTAAAAGAGTGGATTAAAGACTTCTTAGAAGTAGAAAGAAAAATCGTACTATTTTGTCAACATCACTTTGTGATAGATTACTTGATGAAAGAGTATGGATTAATAGCTGTTAAGTTAGATGGAAGGAGTACGCAAAAGGAGAAACAGAAAGCAATCGACAAATTTCAAAATGACCCAGACACAAGAATTTTTATTGGAAACGTAAATGCAGCTGGAGTGGGCATTACCTTAACTGCATCTAATAACATAGCATTTGTAGAGCTACCTTTAACTCCAGGTCTTCTATTACAAGCAGAAGACAGATGTCATAGAATTGGACAGGATAAGATAGTTAACATATACTATCTTATTGCAGAAGACACAGTAGAGGAAAGAATCGCTTCGATAATAAACAAGAAACAAAAGGTATTGAATGAAATTATTGATGGATTAAAAGATAGCCAGATATTAATAGAACTCCTTAAAACTTATAATTTATGAAACGCAATTACAATCTGCTACACAAGTTAGCATGGTCTTTCTCAACAACTACAGGACTGGATGAAAAAGACCTCTTTCAAGAAGCTTTTTTGGCTTATTATGAAGCTCTTAAGATTTGGAATCCAGCAAAGTCCAAACTCAGTACTTTTACATGGATGTGCGTAAAAGGACATTTGATAAACTACGTAAAAAGAGAAAAAAGACAAAGTGAAATCTTTGACACCTTAGATAAGGTAAAAAATAAAGAAACATCTTCTTCTAACTTATTTGAAAAACTTTCAAAAGACAGTGAGAAGGTGTTAAAAGTTTTATTAAAGAATCCTTCAAAGTACCTTTTAACTCCTAACAACGCTATTAACACACTCATTCAAGAACTAAAAGAAGAAGGATGGGAGACTGGAAGGATTGAAAGTGTGATTAAAGAATTAAAAAGAATTGTATAATAAAATGCAATGAATTTTGGAAATCTATGTAAAGATTACCAGATACAAATTTGTCCTCCAGGCCATAAACACTACAGGTCTGGCTGGATTAATGTAGTATGTCCTTTCTGTTCGGGAAGTTTTGGATATCATTTGGGGTTTAACATAGAGGAGGAGTACTTTTATTGTTGGAGGTGTGGATGGCATGACAAAGTTAGTACTATCTCAAACTTACTCCAAATATCTAAAAAAGAAAGCAAAAAAGTAATTCTTGAATATGATAAAGTTTTCTCTTTACCTTCACTCACTAAAATTCAAGAAGAAAGAAACGGTTTCAAACTGCCCAGCAACATAGTCCCAATTACACCCAACTCTCTTTATTACAGATATCTTCAAAAAAGAAACTATGACCCTGACAGTATAGTAAAAACATGGACATTATCTGCTTTGGGTCCGTCATCTTACTTAGATGAAATAGATTACAAATACAGAATACTTATTCCTATCTTCTGGGATGGTGAGATGGTTAGTTTTACATCCCGAGATGTTACAGGAAAACAGATAAGATACAAATCATGCCCTAAAAAATATGAAACAATAAATCACAAAAACATTATTTACAAACATCCTTCTTTCAAGGAAAAAGAAGGAATCTGTGTAGAAGGTCCTTTTGATGTATGGAGGTTTGGGGTTTTGGCTTTCTGTACATTTGGAATAGAATATACTTATGCTCAGGTTAAACTGATTTCACAACTATACAAAAAAGTTCTTGTTGTTTTTGATGAAGAAGAGCAAGCAATAAGAAAGGGGAAGCAATTAGTATCTGAGCTTCAATTCAGAGGAGTCAAAGCCTCCCAAATCACCATAAAAGGAGACCCTTCTACACTTTCAGAAAGAGAAGTAATGAATATAATAAGTTGCCTATGACCCAGATAAACTTATCATTAACTACTGTCAACAATATCTTAAAAGAGAAAGATGGAACAGATATCTTATGCTTATACATATGCTACAGCGTTCTCTTAAAGGAGAAAGGTGGTAAAAATCTTATTCCCAGTGAAGAAGAAACAAAAAAGAAAATAAGATGGGGTGTTGAAAAGATAAGAAGAATAAGAAAGAGAATGAAAGATATAGGATTAATAATAGAAAAACAAAGAAGAGTAAAAGGAAAGATTAGTAAAAGATATCTGTACTTGTTACAAAATAAAGACTTATCAAACCTCCATCAACGCTCTTCGCTTATGGAATCCATAAATGAAGAAAACCTCCATGAACGCTCTTCGCTTATGGAATCCATAGCTAATGCAAACCTCCATGAACGCTCTTCGCTTATGGAATCCATAAATGATGCAACACACCATCAACGCTCTTCGCTTATGGAATCCATAAATGATGCAACACACCATCAACATTTAAAGAGAACTAAGAATTCAAAAAAAGGAGAAGTTACCCTTCCTTTATTGTATTCGTATACTACGTATACTCATCCACTAAAGGAAGGGGAGGAGGTAGTAGTAACAAATGAAAAAAAGATAACTCCAAATATGTTTGATATTTTTTGGAAAGCCTATCCAAAAAAGACAGATAAAGGTCAAGCTTTGACAGTCTGGTTGAAAGTATGCAACTGGAAAGACAGACCTTCTATCAATCAGATTCTTCAGGCAATTGAAGAACAGAAAAAAACTCCAAGATGGTCAGTAAAGCAATATATTCCCCATCCAAGAACTTGGCTGAATCAGCGACGATGGTTAGACGACCCAAAAGAAATGGTACTGTATGGAGAGGAAGAGGAAGCAAGAATAGTAGAAAAAGACCCAAGACCTGATTATGTTAAAGCAAAGGCTTTAAAAGTTAAAGGTAATCCTTAGGAGAGAAGTTACAATTAAAATCTTAATAGGTTACAATTAAAATTTTAGGAATATGATAGAAAGAGAGATAGTAATAGGATTAATTACGAGTACAGAGTACATAGAAAAAGTGAGAAAAATTATGAGTCCTCACTTATTTGAATCTTCTATCGCAAGAATGTTAGTAAAGTGGTGTTTAGAGTATTTTGACAAGTACAAAGAAGCTCCTAAGATATCTATAAAGAACATAGTATATCAAGCAGCAAGCGAGGGCACCCCCAAAGATGTTATTGACGAAATTGAAAGTGAAATTTTACCTCAGCTAAATGAAGAGTATCTAAGAGAAGGTGTAAATGTAGAGTATTTGACAGATATTACAAAGGCGTATGTTAGAGAAAGAAATCTTATAATTCTTAGTGACCAAATAAAGACACTGGTTGCAAAGAATAGGTTAATTGAAGCTGAAAATATTGCTTACAATTATAAATCTGGCCTAAAAGAAAATCCAGAATGGGTTGATATAGGAGCAGAAGAATCATTAAAAAGGATAGAATCTGCTTTTGCACAGAATCAAGAGTGTCTTATTAAATATCCTGGGGCATTAGGAGAGATGTGGAATAGTCAGTTAGTAAGAGATGGTTTTGTTGCTTTAATGGGGATGGAAAAAAGAGGTAAAACTTTCTTCTTGTTAGATATGGGAATGCGAGCAGCTCTGCAAGGAAAGAAAGTAGCCTTCTTTGAAGCAGGAGATATGAGTGAAAATCAGATGCTTGTTAGAATAGCTGTTTACTTGGCTAAGAAAAGTAACAAAGAAGAGTATTGTAATATAATGTATGAACCCATAAAAGATTGTGTTTTCAACCAGATAAATGAATGCGAAAAAAGTGTAAGAGAGTGTGATTTTGGAGTCTTTGAAGATAAAACAGCGGAAGAAGTAAGAAATTGCATTACCTTAGAAGAACTGATAGAAAAGTATGAGAAGTATAAAGAATATAGACCCTGTACAAACTGTATTGAATGGAGGAGAAATCCATGGGGAGCGGTTTGGGTTGCTAAGATTCCTTCTGTTCAACCCCTCTCCAATGAAGAAGCAAAGGCAAAGTTGAAAGAATTTTATGAAAAGAATAGAAGAATGAGACTTTCCACCCATCCTGCTAAAACTCTATCTACAAGAGAAATTGATTCAATTTTGTCTCTTTGGGAAAAGCAAGACGGTTTTGTTCCAGATGTGGTTATAGTAGACTACGCAGATATAATGACAGACGAAACAAAGGAGTTTAGACATCAACAGAATCAAATATGGATGGGATTAAGGTCCTTAAGTCAATCACGACATTGTTTAGTTATTACAGCAACTCAAACAGATGCGAACAGTTATTCTAAAAATCTGCTGAAGTGGGATAATTTTAGTGAAGATAAAAGAAAGTATGGACATGTTACGGCAATGTATGGTTTAAATCAAGACCCTGAAGGAAGAGAGAAAAAACTGAAAATAATGCGAATAAATGAAATAGTAGTAAGGGAAGGAGATTTTAGTATTTCCAATCAGTGCAGAGTTTTGCAAAATCTGTCAAGAGGAAGAGCTTTTTTGACAAGTTTCTGGTGATGAAAATTTAGGTTTTACTGAATTCTTTGAAAAATTCGACGGAATTTTACACCAAATTTGTATATTTTTTCTCAAAAACCGTAATTTATATTCATTTTAAATAAGAAAATCTTATCTTTTTCCCTGTAGTCAAGGGACACCTTAATTTTTGAAATTTTCTTTAAAAGTAAAAATTTTTTTAAAAAAACTTGCATTTTTAAAAAAAACATATTATATTTACACCATAGAAATAAACAAAAAACTTAAACACTATGAAGACGAAACTTCAACTATTTCAGGCAGCAGCCAAGGGGACCTTCAAAATTGAAGACGTCAATAATTGCAACATAGACGAAATCGTCCATGTTGCTCTTATGAATAATCAACTCACCCTTGCCCAGACCCTTATGCAAATGGGGGGGCAGATTGTAATGCCTGAAAAGGCATTACAATGGGCTTGCGTTGCAGGATACAAAAAGGCAGTAGAGTTCATCCTCGAAAGAGGAATTGTAACCCAAGAAACTTTGGCAAGGGGCCTAATGTTTGCCTCAGAAAACGGGCATCTTGCTATTGTAAGGCTCCTGATTAAATATGGAGCTGATGTAAACAAAGAATTCCCATTGTTTTTAGCCGCAGCAAATGGTCATTTAAGTGTAGTCAAATTTCTTGTAAAGCATGGAGCTGACGTAAACCAAGGAAAAGGAGCTGCCCTTTGCAAGGCAGCTATAAACGGAAGGACCTCCATAGTTAAATTTCTTGTAGAACATGGGGCTAAGGTCCCTTGTCTATAAAGAAAAATATTTGAAAAATATCAACCTTTAAAAACCAAACACTATGAAAACAAAATTTTTCGCTTACAGTAATTCAGGAAAGGATTTATACTTCCCAATCTTGACAATGAAAGTTGCCAAGACATACGAGGAAGCCTTCGCTCTTGCTAAAGAGCTTTGTAATGGTGAAGGGGTATTCACTGAAAATAACATTGTTATATTCGAAATTGAATATGACTACGACAATTCTCGCCTTACCGTTACCATTAATGGAGAAAGTTATTTCCCTGATTCGGGAGAGGAGCGTCAACTACGAAAATTTTGTAGAAATTTTGGAATTGCATTTCTGCAAAAGGCATAAAACAAGGTGGCACCGACCTATAACGAAATCATTCTTTGCAGATGTGGCAAAGAAAATTTAATTCTAAAAACTATGTATTACGTAAAATCCAAATTCAACTACCATGGACCTTTTAGCTCATTAAAGGAAGCGATAAAGGTTACCATGAAAGAAAATGGTGAGGTGTGCAAAACCACCTCCAAAGTAGTTATCCGTGCACTTAAGACCAGAAATCAAGGTGCAATATACATGGCCAGTTTAGTGAAGAGGTTTGGATATACGAACTATTGGCACATCGTCAAAATAGACGATGTTATTGAAAATGGGAAGTGGATTCCCGCTCCATTTATGGTATTTCCGTCGGGAGCAAGAGGAAGAGCTTTTTTGACAAGTTTCTGGTAAAATTTGACAAATTTTTAGTGAGAATTGAAATCTTATTTGTATAATAAAATACACCAGATAAAAATCAAACATATGTATACAATCTCAAAAGAATTTAGTTTCTCCGCAGCACATTCGTTGAGAAACTTACCTGCATCACATCCTTGTAAAAGAATGCATGGACACAATTACAAAGTGATTCTGGAAATTTCAGGTACTCATTTAAACGAAGCAGGAATGTTAATTGATTACAGGGCATTGGATTTTTTAAAAGAGCATCTGGAATACAAATATGACCACTTGTGCTTGAATGATGTAATGTCAGAAAATCCTACCGCTGAAAATCTTGCCAAAGAAATAGCACTGTTTTGTAGAGAAAAATTGAAAAATCAGGATGTCAAGATAAAAGTAACTGTTTGTGAAACCGAAAAAACTAAGGCATCATGGACGGAAGATTAAACATAGTTGAATATTATTTAACAATACAAGGGGAAAACTTTGTTGGAAGTCCTGTTGTTTTGTTGAGATTAGCAGGATGTCCTCTAAAATGCAAATGGTGTGACACAGATATTGCAGTAAGAAAAAGGGTATCTCCTTTTGAATTGTTAAATGAGTGGGAGGAAAAAGGAATAATAAATAAACTCAATGGGTGTAATGCTTATCATCTTATACTAACTGGGGGAAGTCCCTTACTTCAACAAAGAGAATTAACTTCACTCATGGAGGCTTTTCAAGATAGATATCAATTTAAGCCATTTGTAGAATTAGAGAATGAATGTATAATATATCCTGAAATTGGAATCTTGAAATATGTTAATATATGGAATAATTCTCCTAAATTAAGTAATTCAGGAATTGAAAAAGAAAAAAGATATTTTCCTGCTGTAATAAAAAGAATGGCTTTGATGGAAAACTCCTGGTTCAA